CCTCACCTAATAAATTAGATGCGATCTTACCCATTGGAGTGCTAAGAATCTTTGCTTTTCCTATAAAATTATTTCCACTCTCTTTAAGTGATACAATTTTATGTGATACTCTGTCAAGATTGACAGTCGGGCCATCTGGATGACCAAGTTCTCCAAGAGCTCTACCTTTCTCAACAAAGTTTTCGTTATATCTTCCAACCTCACGAGAAAGAGTCTCCATTGGATACATTCTACCATTACGATTTTTAATTTCACCTTGAAGGAATACTCCTTCAATAAACAGATTCTTCTTACCGTTGCGATTCTCAACAATAACTTCAACCTGTTCAATTTCTTCTGTAATGAGTTTCATTATTGGACTCCTGATATTTGAACTTGTTGTGCGAATAATTGACCAGTTGTTGTATGATCAGTCACCGCTGAGACTGTAAGTTCTCTTCTTAATTGTGTATTAGTAAAATCAGCATCACCAGCGAAAAGACCTCTACTATCATGACCGATTGTAAGTTTTGCTCCAAACTGTGCAAAACCAACGCTTCTGGCCTCTTGAATTGAAACAACTCTTGCAGTTGTATTAAATCCAGTCGCACCAGTTACACCACTTACAATCACCACATCATTAACTCTAAATGGATTACCCATTCCTTCTAGAAGTGTAACCACTGAGTTTTGACCAGTTGCAATTCCCACAGCTGGTATTGAGCTAACTCTTCCTAATGATAAAGTTGCAGATCCTCCAGCTGGAACGTAGTAGTCAGATGTTGTTGCAGGCCCAGTCGTGCCGATTGCAACATGATGCCCAGCACCTTTTGCAACTACTCGAATAGTGTCTGATTGAACTGAAAATGCTTGGCCTGCACTATTTTGACTTGTTGCAAAACTAAATCCAGTGCCAACAGGTTGATGTGCCATTAATCTTCCTCTTCGGTTTCTTCGTCATTATCAAGTTCACCAACTGTTTCTGTTTCTGTTTCTTCATCTTCTTCAGATTCAAGTTCATAACCCATCATTGCATTTGCAACCGCAGGCTTGAGAGCGTCAATTCTTGCGGCTCCTTTTGCAAATAATTGTTGTTTTATTGAATCACTAATTTCAGATGGAGATTCATCCGCAATCATCAAGTTCATTAATTCATCCATGAGATAAAAATCCTATACCTATGTTTTATTTATATCTCGCCACCTTTGGGAACTCCTGGCGATTCTGGAGCTTCTATACCTGTATCATCAATATCAGGTTCACTTGGAGGTTTTCCAAGATTTCCCTTAGTCGCTGCCTCAGCTTGAGCTGCTAACATCATCTCCTGTTCAGTTGGTAAAATGACACCAGATGCCTTCTCTGATTTGATAAGTTTATCTTGTTCTACAATCTCATCATCAGTTTGACGTAGAATCTTACGACGAATATAATCTACAGAATAATATTTACCGATATAAGGATCGGCAGTTGCTAAAAGTCCTAATCTTTCTTGCATCAATTCTGCATCCTTAAGTTCAGCAAAATGATTATCATATAAGTAATCATATTGAATGTGATCACTCATCTGTTCCCATTCTTGAGGAGTTATCACATTTTTAAGAATTAGTTGAGTTTTAAGTATGTCATGGAAAAGATTACTAAATCTTTTTCTCATTCTTCCAACAAACTTAGTAAACTTAAGTTCATCTCTTAATATTTCTGATGAACGACCTAAACTAAACCCAGCGTTATCTGCCATGCGAGACTCAGGAACATTTAAAGAACGATAAAGTTTCTTTTGGAAATACTCTACATCTGTAAGTTCTCCTAAGTTTTGTCCGCCAGGCAATGTGGATATTTCAGTTCCACGACCACCTTCCCTTCTTGGTAGCCAGAAATCTTCCATCATTGACATATATTTTTTATCATCACGAATCTCACCAGTATTAGCATCGTAAGTTAATTTGTTACGATATCTAGCCATAACTTCACGAAGATATTGTTCTGCCTTTGCCTTTGGTAGATTACCTACATCAATATAAAATATTCTTCTTTCTGGAGCTCTTGATAGTCGATAGATCACAAGACTATCTTCAATCATTCTTAATTGATTAAGTGCTTTGATTGATTTTTGTAGATAAGAAAGGACAGTTTGTTTATTACGATCAACTAAACCTGATGTGCAATATGCGATTGCATCTCTAGCAAATTTAACTGCGTCCTTCTGTTGACCTGTAACTGCAACAGAACCATATTGATTTTTTTGATATGATTGAGGAGTATATATAAAATATTCTGATAATCCTTCAAAATCTGCATGAAAAGGATCATCATTACCACCTGGCTTATTGCCTGGCGTATATTGTATTGCGTTTGCACCACCCTTTTTCTTCTGTTCTCTTACATATTTGATTTTAAGTGCATCAATATATCTAAGTTCCTTAATTCCTTCTTCTGGTTTCTCTAAATCTATGACTTTATGATAGTATATTCTTCCATCTACATACCAATTACGAAATATTTCGTGAGCTTTCTTATCAAAGTCCAGCATTTCTTTGATATATTGAAACTCTTCACGAATAATTTGTTTTACTTTATCTCCAGCTTTTAAATTCTCTAGATCAATTTGAATTGGTGAATCATTTTGATCTGCAACAATCGCTTCGCATAAGATATCTTCTATCGCAGAGTCAACTTCGGGATGAAGTGCCATCTCACGATATCTACGAATTAAATCATATTCTGTTTTAAATACGCCCTCTACATCAAGATATTGTCCATAAAACCCAGATGCCAAATAGTAGTCAGCACCATCCTCATTATTTCTGGGGACAGGTGAGACTACTGATTTAGACGGTTTCTTATACGAATCATCAATTGAGAAACCAAATAATTGTGCCATAGTATAACTTTTATACCTTTAAAGGTATTTATATTATATCCTAAACTGTGATATAAATCAACTACTAACTAGCTGATGTAAGTCCAGCAGTTTCTATTTCGTAGAATAAGTAGTTAAATGTTACTTGGAACTCTTCGATTGTATCAGTTGCACCAAAATCAAGAGGAATAGAACTAACCACATTTGGATAGATTCCTTCAAATTTATACTGTCTTAATACTCTCTCAGCATCTCCAGGCCCAGTTCCTTCTCTACTTAACTGTTTAACTCTTGCACTTGTTTGATAAACTTCTGGGTTAATTGAACCTTGTGCTGTCTGAATGTCATTAATTGAATTACTCCATTTTTCCATAGCGTCTCTGATCAAGAAATCAGTATCATTAATAACTGTCACTGTCCAAGGATCAAATGTACGATCTCCAGCAATAGGAAGAACACGACCTCTGTATGGTACAGGGATGTTTCCTAAGTTTGAAGCAGGTATCTCAGCAGCTTTAACAAGAAACGGAACCTTATCGCTCACGGTACTAGTAACGATAGTAAGTTCATCAGGGAAGGTAATTTCAACTTCAAACAGATTAGCTCTTGCTCCTCCCCCAGTCATTCTAGATCTAAAGTCTGTTATAGATCTTTGATTAAAATTTGCCATTTTCTTTTGTAACTCCTTTTGTTATTTAGATGGACTTAATTAAACTCGACCAGCGACTTCGGAGAAGCTAACTCCTGTTCTAGTCGCAACGAATGTAAGACCGATGAAGTTAATCGAACGAGCTGGTTTGATAAAGATATCAGCCTTAAACTCATTCGCATCAATTACATCAGGTGTGTTATTTGTTTCATCGCAAATAACTAAGAAGTCAGAAATACCTCTTTTTGCTTGAACTCCACGAAGGAATGGTTCAACAATATTACGGAAGTTTGCTCTTGTAATCTCATCGTTAAACTCAAAGAGTTGAGTTCTTGCAGCAATCTCAATTCTTGCCTCTAAGTTCAAGAATAAACGACGAACATTAATTCTATCGAAGGCAGATGCTATTGCTAATCCTGTCTTATCTCCAAAGAGAACAAATCCAGCGCCAGGTGAGAATATAACTGGGTTAATTCTCTTGACATATAAAGTGTCTCTTTGAACTTTATTTGGATTGTATGCAAGTTTAACTGCATTTAGAATATTTCCTCTCTGTGAACCAGCTGGTGAGAACCAAGGGAACTGTTCCTCAGATGTTCTTGCCATCAATCCAGCAATATCACCATTTAATGGCATAAACTGGAATTTATTATTAAATCTATCGAATTGATACTTGTAACCAGAATCAAATACTGCGAAAGATGATGATGTGATTGGATCATAGAACTGAACAACATTAGTTGTCTGAGTTTTTGCACTTGTAACATTAACAACTGTCTCTCTATTTGGAGAGATAACTGCAATACAATCCTTCCTTGCCTCTGCAATAGCAATTAATTTATTTGCTTTTGCTTGTGATTCTGCTTGATTACCTGTGATGCCAGGGCCATTAAGTAAGAAGTTGACTGCATACTCAGCTTCGTTCTCAAAGATTTCATAACCACCCATTATGTTTCCAAGAGATGTTGAGTAACCACCCTCTGTACTTACACCAGAATAATCCTTACCACCTTGTAGTTCGTAAAGTATATTACCACCAAAGTTGAAGTCTACATCCTGTGCATCTTGACTCCAAGTATTAGATGTCGATGTCGCTGTAAATGCAGTTAGAATACCAGATGCGATTGATCCGTTTCCTGTTGCAACTCCAACAAATATGTTGTCTGAGTTTTCTGCAATAAAGTTCTTGTAGTAGATTGCGTCACCAAAAGAGTTCTTTGCGTCATCTGCTTTTGATAGGAATGTAAACTTCTCAAGAATCGCACCTGTTGTTCCAGAAATCTTTCCACTGTCATCTACAACTACAATATGAAGTTCATCATTAGAACCGTTTCTTGCAGCAGTATATCCACTTGTGCCTGGTTTTTCAGCAATCTCTTTCCACTGTAATGCACCGTTCTTTAATTGAATAAACTGATTATCATACCAGTCATCAACTTGGAAGACTGTTGCACAAGTTGAAATACCAGCATCAGGGTTTGCAATAGTTGAACTATTAGATGAAAATAGAACGCCAGGGCCAGGTAATGTGTTACTTGTTTTTGTTCCTGTTGTAAATGCAAAGATTCCGTTTTCTGTATAACTTACTGGGAAGATTGTTCCAGCAGCAGAAACGTGATTTACAACTTTAACATCAACTGTACTTGCACCAATACCAGTAACAAGACCTTGAACATATCCATCTGCGGTTGATGTTGTGCCTGGGCCAACGATTGTTCCACTGATGGGTTGTGTAACCGCCATACCAACACTCACATTTGCTACTACATGAGGGGTAACGTGAAGTTGTTGATCTGCAGCACCGTCAATGTATGCAACCTTCATTCCATTTGCATAACTGCCTGGGTTTCTTGCAGCTAATCTATATGAAACGTTGTCTTCATAATTGTTTTGATAGTCATCAAAAGATTTTATCTTAAGACTTGAAGTTGATGCAACACCTACAGCACCAACGTTTGCATTGTTTAAATTTGCACCGTCTGCTCTAACGACTCTTAATATACCACCATACTGCAAATAGTTTGAAGCAGTGTACCAGTATTCGTACTGTCTATCTGAAGATATTGGTTTTCCAAAAAGCTCGATCATATCTTGCTCATTTTCAATAAGCAAAGGTTCTAGCACAGGGCCTCTTTCAAAAGGGCCTACTATTGCACCAGTCTGATCACTTATGGAGTCAATTCTACCAACCGTAAGGTCAA